AACCACAGACAGAACATTTGTCGTAATAATATGCTTTCCACTGTGGGTTTTGCGTTGGTATCCACTTCCCTGTCTTCGGCTGTGCGTCCTTCTTGCCTTCCTCGTATCCAAGCTGATATGCCTTATCCAGTTCAGCCTGTTCCAAGTCCTGCATCGTCTGGATTTCATCGTCGGTGTAGGGCTGTGCGGATGGTATCCGTTCACGCAAATCTTTACGCAACTGCAAAATCTCAACTGTTAGCTCCATCGGAACATCATCGAATCTTTTGTCTAGCGCATCAATCGCCGCTTGTCTGCTGATTAAATCATTCATTTACCAATCTCCTTCCGCATCCACGACAAAAGCTATCCTGCACATCCACTGGCTCATTGCACATATCGCACTGATACCAGAGTGTCATGCCGTCTCTCGACTTACCTACAATGCGTTTTGCTGTTACTGGCTGTGCAGATGGCACGAGTTCCAAATGCAACCTGTCTAAGTCATATTGATTCCGTTGCCCTAACTCATAGTCCGAACCAGTCCAGACTGGCGGTCTTTCGCCAAGTGCATTAAGGGCATCTTGTTTTCGGATTAATTCACTCATCGGTTCTCCTTTCTGCTCTACTACAAAAATCGTCATCGTCAACATCTTCAAATCCGAACCACTCACACATCTTAACAGATATCCCGAATGCTCTGTTGTCTGCAAATTGATAGTGCTTGCAGTCCTTGCATCGAATGATTTCTGGCTGTGCGGATGGCAATTCTAGCAATGCCCCTTCCATCACATCACTGTAAACAGCTTCGGCACTCCACGCCACATGACCTTCGCAGCTCTGTTCTTCCGCAAACGTAAGGCGAAATGTGTTTTTCTTAACCGCATCAATCGCATCCGCTCTGCTGATACAATCTGCATCTTTGGGGAAATCATGCACGTTATGCTGTGCGGATGTCACCTGTAACGCTCTAATTGCCGTTTTAACAGCTTCTTCGGTTTCCTCAAAGGAATAGACAGCCCCAAGCCAAGCAGCGTTTTTAAGCACCTCTATCGCTTTTTCCACTGATTCTGTTGTCACCGTTACAACTGGTGCTTCAATGATCTTTGTACAGGCTTCTACCGGGTCAAGGTCACAGTGATATTTCATTCTTTCGTGTTCACAGTCATAACAATCCGTTTCAATGCCTAGTGCTTCAATCAAAGCATCTTTATCAATCAGATTCATTTTCTACCCCCTTAACATATCGGCTCCATGAGTTATTTAAAGCCAAACACGCTATGGTCCAGATGATATTTACAATCAATGCCGGTATCATTCCACACCACCGCAATTTCGCCGTATAATGGCACTCACAACATCATCATAGGATTCATGAACATGAATATCTGTGTCACCGCTTATGGCTATATATGTTGTGTGTCCATGCCCTTCTATAACTGCCCTTATTTCGTTAATGCTGATTAATGCGCGTTCGCCTGTCTTTAAATGCAGTTCAATCCACATCGTACCACCCCTTGTCAAAGCCTTCTGCAATATCCCACATGGTGTCAAGGATTGCTAAGATGCAACCGCCCACGATCGGCACCAAAACAAGCAGAAGAGTAATGATAAAATATTTCATCCGTTCACCGCCTTTCTTAGTCTTTCGATATACCCTTTGATTTCACTTTCATTGGTCATCACTTCGGGTTCCTTTTGTTCTGGTTCCGGTAACCACTTATAAGCCTTGTTTTCAATCTGTTTTCTAAGGTCTGGTGTTAACCGCCTGTTGTCCTTCTGACGCGTTTTAACCTGTGTATAAGCCCTCAAAAAGTTACTATGGATAACTTGTAAGGCATTGCCGTTTATGTCACTTGTTGCCCATTCCCGAAGCTGTGACGGTGTGTGCAGTGTTTCACGGATCACTTCGGGTAACTTTGCAAATTCCCTTTCGGCATTATAAGCTGAATTGCAGATAGCATTGTAAACAAGGTTCCATGCTTCACCGTCATCAATATCGCCGTTTTCGATGCTGTCAAGCCTTGCCAATAACTGCCCTATATTGGGGGCAAACGGGCTGTCTGACGTTCTGACAAATGCAAGCAGTGCTTTCTGCATATCCTCAAATCTTATGTCTGCTAATGTTGCTGACCATGCTTTAACCGTCAAAGCCTTGTTTTCCGGGTTAAAGTTCGGATAGTAGACCGCAATCAGTGCCAGTAATTTCTTTGTTTCTTCGGTATTCATTTAAGCATCCATCCATTCATCAATGATTGATTTCTTTTTAGGTTCCTCTTTCTTCAGTTCGTATACAGTCTGCCAACAATGCTCTGTTGACTGGTCCAGAACCTCAACAGGATCATCACCGTTTTCTGCATAGGTTTCTAACTTTTTGATAATCTGCTTCAACGCTCTTTCTGTTAACGGCTTCTTAATCTTCTTTCTCATGTCAATAAAAGCATCAAATGCAGATTTAAGTTCTTCGTTGTCACCGCACCACTCGGCAACTTGTTGCCCTATAGTTTTACCTATACTATCCTTACCTTTACTAACCTTACCTAACCTAACCTCTGGTTCCACTTGGGTTCCATTTGGGTTCCACTTGGGTTCCATTTGGGTTCCATCGGCTTCTGTATATGCCCCGTTTTCTTTCAAAACAAGGGTTGACAGTTCTTCAAGAAAATCGGTTTTATGATACCTGTCTGATTTGATGAGGTTGTGCATACGCCAATGCTTTATTACTATCACACCGTTGTCAAATGGGATAATGAAACGATTTGAAACAAGCAGATTCAAATCATTGTTGTCAGCGTGTGCGTTAAACATAGCGTGTCTGATTTTGTTGCTGAATCCGTCATCATCAGCACTCATGCACAGATGAAAATACAAAGCCTGTGTTGTTGGCGGTAAGGCGGTAAACATATCACCGTCTGTTATTTTCTTTGTAAACATTCGTCTTTCAGCCGTTTCAATCACCTCTTTCTGATGTACAGGGTAACCGAATAGTCACCCCGTACAAATTCATCTGTAAAGCCTGTTACGTGCTTTCTGTTGTCATCTGGGAGTTTCCCCGATCTGACAAGGGCATCAAGGATAAATTTTTTAGCAAAGCAGATGTTGTCATAATCCCTTCTTCCTTTGTCTGACCAAACAAAGCGGATTGTTACAGGGTCTTTCAACACCGGCAGTCTTGCGATAAAAGGCGTTATCATGTCTTCAGCCTGTCGTTTCATCTTGGCACCGTAAAAAGCATTACTTCTGCAAGCTGCGGTGTATTCATTCAGCCCCGGTAATTTAACCGGGATTTTACAAATAATTTCGTCCGAAGATTCTCTCAAATCCTTCACCGTATTTTTTCACCCACCTTCTTTGACATTCCTGTTTAAATTCAAGGTCTAGTTTGCGGTTGAAGTGTACGCCGTAATCACTCATGTTGTGATGCCTGGGGCAAAGGTAAACCCAACAACCCCATTTTTCAGAATGTTTACGGTTTGCTGATCCATAGATATGATGCCGGTGTACGTATGGGGAACCGCAAAGCCAACAGATTTTTTCATCAGAAAATAATGATTTCGACATATTTTAAAAATTATATACATCATCAAATGTCAGCTGAAGTCCTTCTTTTGTTGTTGCCTTCAGCATCCGTTTACGTTTCTTTTCTTCAGCAAATTTCTCTGCTTTAAACTCGTTGTATTTTTGCCTATAAAGGTATGATTTGCCAAAAATATTCCAAGCAGCTTTTTTAATGTTTGGCTCATATTTGCCGATGATTTCCAAGTCATCAACGGCCCTGTATGAGATAGGGCAACCACAGCACCCGGTTCTCTTAAGGCCGTAAACCTCATAAGCATCTGAATATCTCACGCCGTAATATTCCTTGTACCACGCCTTATCCTTGTCAGATACATAATACAGCGGACGGAGCCTGTAGTGATGGTCAGCGGTTTCTGTGAAACACAAGGCCGTGTTATCCTGTCTTGGCACGGATCGCATACCGCCTTCATCCCGTCTTTCGCCAGTTATTACCATTTCATAATCTTTCTGAACACTGTGTGCCAATTGCTTTTTACAGTAATCGCAGCATTTTGCGGATATTTTAAAATCTGGTGGGTTTTCCTTGATGAAGTCGTACATGAATTTTGAAGAATTGATAACAAGCTGTATATTCGGCCTTGGCTCTCCGTTTTTATCGCAACAGCAAAGAAAATTGATTGTACTTTCGCATTTCGGGTAACGTTCCCTTAATTCCTGGCGTTTGGCTGCTTTGTCTTCGGCATTGTCATACTCTTCCTTGATCGTAAGCGGAATATTTTTCTTTTGCCAACCTTCAAGCCCACCCGACATGATTTTTGAGACGAACGGAACACCACACTTTCTTGTAGACTGTATAATGTTGACCTTGGGCCGACATTCTCTGATTTCAACACCATACTTTTTTGAAACCTCTTTTACATGGTCTTTCGTTGCCTTCATTTCAAGGCCAGTGTTGAAGAATACATAATCAACCTTCGGGAGTGATGGGATGATTTCACGGCACCTCTCAATCAAATCAATCATAATGTCGCTGTCAGCACCGCCAGAATATGAGCAAATTGCTTTCGGGTGTTGCCTGAGTCTTGTCATGATGATTCCCATGATTGCTTGAAATTTCTCTGGTGAATCAAAATCTGCATAATCGGGCCTATCTGTGTAAACCCTTGAATGAAAACCGTCTGTTTTTTTCATTTCCCCCAAACCTCTTTCAAATGTCTTATTTGTTCCGGTGTCATGGTTTCAATTTCAAGGGCTTTCGCTTCGGATACAATACCATCGATCAGAATTGCCATTTCCCGGCTGTCATATTCTGAAGAACCTTTGTAAATCCGGTAATGCGTAAATTCTTTGCCTTGTAAGTAAGATGTTCCGATCGGCTCATAATATTTGAAGTAGCCTTTAACATCTATTGTTGAAACCACGCTGACAAGTTCTGATTGCCCGTATATTTTGAGCATCTTCAGATAGATTTCATCTTTTGATGTTCTCAAAACATTGGCAATCTCTGTTATTAATGCCCATGCGTAAGCGTTGGCGTTCAAGGACCGCTTAAAGCGTTTTTCTTTGATTTCAAATACCTTGTCACGGTCCTGTTGAAACAGCCATTTAATAATATCTTCTGGTTTTCCTATCATGTGAACGGTAATTCCTCATCAATGCTTTCCGGTATGTTCATCCATTCATCGTCCTTCTGTGTGGCTTCTGTGGGCTTCTGTGGGGTTTCCTGCTTACGTTCGGTAAATTCCTGTGATTCAATGATGATGTCGGTTGTATAGACCTTGTGGCCCTCTTTATTGGTGTATGATCCTGTTTGAATCCGACCAGTAACCAGAATCTGCATACCTTTCTTAAAATACTTTTCGGCAAATTCAGCCGGTTTTCCGAAGGCAACGCAGTTTAAAAAATCTGCATCCAGGTCACCTTCACGCTTGAAAGACCTGTTGACCGCAAGTGAATAGCTTGCTATGGTCTTTCCATCCGCTGTGCTTCTAATTTCTGGGTCTTTTGTGAGTCGGCCCATAAGAAAAATTTTATTGATAAGTCCTCACCCTTTCTATTCGCTGCAATCTCTCTTGACTGCATCCCAATGATTCGAAATGTTACTGTATAACGCGCATTTCATGCCTTCTAATGAATCTAACCCGATACGCTGTAGAAGTTTACCTTCATCAATCCCATCGGCTTTCATGCGGTTTCTAAGGGCATCTAGCATAAAACCTGTGATCGGCTCTGACCCTGTACGGTCAAATTCTGCCTGTTTCTTTTGTTCTGGTGTGACAGGTTCGCCCATCTGAAAAACAATGCCCTTTTTGCCCCGGATAACCAAACGGCTGATTTTATCGCCGGCATAGTCAATTTCTTCCACCACAAAACGGTCATATGTTGCCGGCTTGCCGTTCTTGTTTATGATCTCGGTTTTGGCTGAAGGAATCCAGATAAAAGGCGCGGTATAGAGTTCCCTTCCTAAACCGAAATTGAAACAGGCGCGTTTGAAGCTGTCGGATGCCTGGCCCTTTTCTTTTTCGGTGTAGGATTCAGTGCCTACGTCCTGTTTTGAAATCCACTGATTTTTGTCTGTATCCCAGATTTCAACCGTGCAGTAAAGCCGGTCACCGATTAACTGGTGTGAACGTTTCCAGTTTGTTGTTCCTACGGTTTCATCAAGTAGATTCATATCACAGCGAGCATCCTTAAAAAGTAACAACGACAAGCCTTTTTCGTTGATTGTCGAAACTCGGCAGTCAATTTCATCAGCTTTAAGTTTTCTGAATTTCATATAAACCCCCTTAAATATATCTAGTGTTTTCTTCTACGCAATCTGAACAAATCCAGTCATCCAGATATAAAGCGTAATCATCTTGTATATGCTTACCGCATATACTGCAAACAGGTCTGCTTTCTAGCCATTCTTCGGCTCTTTTGTCATGTTCTAAAAAATCTTTGTTAGGATCATCGCTATACATCTTTCTCACCCTTTGGCGTAAGCCCTACAATCAACCGCAGTAAGTCAGCGTCAATGTAGTTTTTTTCTGTTTTTAGCATTTCTGTGATGATAGAAAGTCTTGTAGCCATATCTAAAAGTTCATCGTACTCATCGCGTCCGATTTCAATCATTCTTAGCACCCCACTTTGCTTCAACCAGTGCCCGTGATACGGCACGGTAAATAATGTCCTCAAGGTTGTTTGTTTCCGTTTCCGGTGTTTCCAGAATGTCAGATGCCTTGATGTTAAATTTTGCCCCTAATGAGATCATGGCATGTTCTTCCAGCCGGTTTGATACACATGCACAGCTTAAATAGTTCGCACCATGGCCAATCTCAAAAGAAGCCTGCTGCAGGCTCATCCCCCGTTTGGTGATTTCAGCCCTTAATTTTTCACCATTGATGATTTTCTTCATGTTTTTATTCCCCCTTTAATTTGTTGTCTACGTTTGCAAGAAACACAGCCATTGCAAAGCAAAAGCAGGTTGTTAAGATGGTCCTGTATGGGTGGTCACGCATAACGAAGATACCACCGGTAAAGAAACACCCAGCGCACCAAAAGCCCCAGAAAAACAAGTCAGTCAATCTTTCTAAAAATCTAATCAGCACCTTTGGGCCTCCTTCCTAACTTGTAGTTTTCCACGATTTGCCTGTAAAGCATCGGCCCGTCAGCATCGCACAGCTGAACAAACCACTCTGAATGAAAAAATGCTTTTACATCCCTTATCGTTGATTCTGCATCAACCATTGCATCAAGCCTTGTTACCGTCCTACCAAACCATCTTTTGCGCTTCATCATCCAAAAATATTCTGGATACTGGCAGATGTCGCGGATCGTGCATAAGGTCTTATATGCGTCATCTGTATCACGCGCACTGATATACAGGCGGTTGACGTGTCCTGTCAGCCTTAATAAGTGATGGTAATATCTGCGGTAAATCCTTCTGTTTTCAAAATATCTGTGGTTCTTCTTTAACCATTTACGATTATCATCAAGTTTTTTTCGTGCCAGATAGTCATCAGATGCAGCTTGTCTTACTACGGCTGCTGCAAGGTCTTCAAATGGTCTGTTTCTTGAACCACCCGAACCAACATGAAGCCCCTTTACCGCACCGGCTTCACGGGATAATTCGTTACCTCTCACGCCAAACCACCTTTACCGCTTTACCCGTGCGATTTGAATAAATCAGCTGTAAAGCCTTAATAATTGCATTGGTATTCATCTTTTGTTCACTCCTGTTTACTTGATTTTGCTTTCTGCAAATCGTCAAGGCATAAAAAATCATCCTCTTTAAAGCCTGTGACGTAGCAATAGGCATAAAGATGTATAGGCTTTATCTTTGTACTGCCGTTTTCAAGCTGATTAATCATAACCTTTGAAACGCCTAATTTTTCAGCCATTTCCTGTTGTGTGTAACCACAAGCAACCCTTGCAGCTGCAAACGTGAGTTTTCCCATGTTCTCACCCCCTTATTCAGTTTTTAGTGCCTTGCACTGTCTATATCTTAGTTTACTTTGAGCAAATTGTCAATACCAAATATTTACTTTTTTAAACTTTCTTATTATAATGAATCTGAAGAAAGGAAGTGTGAAAAATGTTGATTGAACCGAAAGAATATTCGAAAATCATAGCCAACAACCTTCGAAGATTAGCTTATGAAAAAGGCGTAGAACAAAAAGAAATTGCTGAAGCTATCGGCGTTTCTCGCACTATCGTTTCGCAATGGATGAACGCAAACAGAACACCAAGAATGGATAAAATTGATGCACTCTGTAAATATTTTAATTGTTCCCGTATGGATATTATGGAGCCTTACGGATCAAAACGGGAAACAAAGGAAATAACAGATGACCAAGCCGAATTGATCCGTTTGACCATGAAAGCAAGCCCGGATAACGTTGCCCTGGCTCTTGCATTGCTCCGAAAGTTAGAAGGTGAATGATATGAAACGTGCTGCAATTTATGCCCGTGTCAGTTCCGATCGGCAAGCTAAAGAAGGTGATTCCATACCGGCACAGCTTGAAGCCTTAAGGAAGTACGCCAAGAAGAACAAATATAAAATTATCGGTGAATATATTGATGACGGTATCAGCGGAACAAAAAAGGACCGTGACGAATTGCAGAAGTTACTTGATGCCGTTGAAGCCGATAAGGTTGATATAATTATCTTTGTCAAACTTGATCGTTGGTTTCGTTCCGTCCGTCATTACATCAATACGCAAGCCCTTTTAGATGCTCATAAGGTTGACTGGCTTGCCATCTGGGAGCCTGTTTACGATACAACCACACCGGCAGGGCGGTTAATTGTCAATCAAATGATGTCAATAGCCCAATTTGAAGCAGAAAACACCGGGCAAAGAATCAGACAGGTGCAAGCGTATAAGGTGAGCAAAAAAGAAGTAATTTCGGGAACGGTAACACCGGGATACAAAATTCAAGGAAAGCACCTTGTTATTGATCCAGATAAAGCCGATGCCGTAAGACTGGCATTTGATACATTTAATAAAACCGGCTCATATTCTGAAACGATCCGGGCCACTTACGGGATGGGTCTGCCTGTGACAGGGAATGGCATGAAGAACCTTTTAAGGCGTGAAATATATATCGGACGCGCTCACGATCTGGATGATTTCGCACCGGCTTTGATTGATAAAGATACCTTTGACAGCGTTCAGAAACAGATTAAAATGCAAAGAAGACCATCAAAAACAAAGTATGACTATCTGTTTTCTGGTTTGTTAAAGTGTGCTGAATGTGGGGCTGTGATGGCATCTTACTCCCGAAAGAGAAAAGGCAGAAACCGTGCATTGATGTACAGATGCCCGAAACATTATCAAAGGACCTTTAAGACCTGTGATAATTCCAAGATTGTTTCTGAAGCTGTTTTAGAACGTTATTTAACCGCCCAGTTTCCGACCCTTATAATTGACCAAATAGAAACCTTAGAAGCCATGCAGACCCCAAATACAGCCCTGCAACGGCAAAGAATAGAAAAGAAGATTGACAGGCTGAAAGAATTGTTTATCAATGATCTAATCAGCATAGAGGAATACAAAGAAGACAAAGAAAATCTTTTGGCTGAATTAGAAGCGATACCAGAACAACCAGATACAACCGCCATAGATAGCCTTAAAAGCCTTGTCGGGCTGAATCTTGATGAAGTATACCTTGATTTGACAAAGCCCGAAAAACGGCTTTTCTGGCGGTCTGTCATCAAAGAAATTCGTTTCAACAAATCCAGAAATTTTTTATTGATTTCGTGTAGTGCTAATTAACATGACAGTCATGTCTTGTTAATAAAAACAGGCTATGGTATAATGGTCATAGCAGGTTTTTAAAGTTTTCATAATTTTCTACTTCCTTTCTTCATGTTGGCTGTACGGTTCCCCCTTGTCCGTACAGCCATTTTTTATTAATCAAATTCCAAAAAAAGAAGGGATACCCGAAGGTATCCCATAAGGTTTCTAAGGTTACTAAGGTTACTTTAGGTTACTGGATTCAATCAGCTTCTGCATTTCCTTAATTTGCTCTTTCAGCTCATCAATATCCTCGGTGTTGTTTACAACATCGTTTGCGGTATCCAGGACCTTTGATACAAATGCCGGGATAGGTACACCAAGTTTCTTCATGTTCTCCATTACGCTCATAAACTCCATGAAGATGATATACAGGCTTACCGCTGATAAGACATATTTCGGAATACCCATTCCGTAACAGAACATCATGCCCATGAGGATGATAAGCAGTTCTCCGGCTTTCTTTCCTAACCCCGATCGCATCCGGGCCGACTTAAATGAGTTTGTCAGAAAAGCATAAATCAACCCCGTAATGATGTCGATTCCCATCATTGCAGCAGGAATCAGCAACAGCCACATCATTGAAGTAAAGTGTACTGCTTCGACAATCTCTTTGATCTCATCCATCCTTTAGCCCTCCAACTTCTTTTCGCGAATGTAGCTTCTGATTGCTTCAATATGCTGCTTCAGCACACTGTCAACGGCATAGAAACTTGCCTTGTTGTTGCTTGATGTCAACTCGCCGGTGTTTTCGTTGATTTCGTCAAAAGTGAAAGATACCCTGTCACCGCCGTTAATGTTAAGGACTATAAAACTAGAAAGCTGCTTCATTTAGAATTTCCTCCTGCTCTTTAATATATGATTCATATAGTTCAAACTCGTTAACCTCTGCACGTTCCTCAAAGCCATCCCACTCTTCTTCTAGTCTCGTCATTGTATAATCACGTTGCTTTGCTTTGACTTCCCATGCCACTTTAAGATTCGGTGTGCCTTCGATGACAAAATAGTTACCGGCTTTTTCGCTCACATAACAATCACCCGGTCCTTCCTTTTGCAGAAAAACCTGATACTCGATTTTTGTGTCAATGGTTTCACCAAAAATATCATCAAGATCGACATAACACACACCTGCAGCATCAAGTGTCGCTTCTCCGATATCGCCAAAATATGGGGTTGGCGTCTCATAACAATATAGCGACCTACGGTTGTAATTTGATGTGCTTACAACGCGCTTTTTGGTTCCAGATACTGATAGGTTTTTTATATACACTTGGCCTGTGAAACCTGCGTTACCGTCTTTATCGGCATAAAATGGAATATCGGTAGCATTATTCTTAAAAATATAAAAACCAAGCGTACTCATTTCGACCATTGGATATGTCAAGGTAATGTTGCCTTCAACCGCTGTAGAGTTGTCTTTTACCATGACTTCGCCCGGGCGAAGAGATACCATTTTGCCGGTACCGTCTTCGTTGACTTTAAGCCCCATACCGCCAAGGACCTTCGCCCGTAAGTCTATATAGAGATTTGGCCCGGAAGCTGGTGTTATTGAATATCCACGTACCAATATGCCGTTTTGGTTGATTGTTGCGATCGGATAGCGTACTTGCGGATATCCGAAAGCCCAAGATGATTCAATGGCCCCTTGAATGTTTGCACCGTCTTTGCTCCAAGAACCAATTTCATGATCGTTTTGGTCAAAGACCTGTAGCAAACCATTGCCGTTATTGATTCCGCCAAGTTTTAGTGTTCCGCCTTTTATGAGGTTAGCAGAAAGTGAACCGGCTGTAATCATATCAGCATTAATCTGTCCGTCCGCAGTAAGTGCGATATCATTATAAGGCCCTTGATAGCCGTTGTGGGAATGTCCAAGCCCATTCGCGTTAAATCTCCAGACATTGACAGCTGTCAAAACGTTGTCAGTGTCCATTATAAGGATTTCCTCCGGCTTTCCGTCAGCGTTCAGTGTGAATACCACATGACCGCCAAGCCCACCGGTTATTAACTCTGTAGCGTGTTCAATAGCATCGTCCATCATGCTAGACGTGAGCATTTCCGATCTAATGGCTTCAACCTGTTCAGCTGTTTGTTTTAAAATGGTCTGGGCGAATGTAGAACGTGCATCTCCAAGCTCCATTTCGTCATATGTTTCTGTCAAAACATTATAGACTGTTTTAATGACCTCGACATTTTCAGCAGTCACGCCCAGCGCCGGATAGAACACATTAACACGATCGCAGAGGTTAACCCTCTGTAAGACTGCAACATCTTTATATTCTTCAGTCTGCCAAAGCTGGACAAAGTCAATCTTAATGTTTTCTTTCGGGACCCACGGCCTGTTGTTGTTAAGATATGACTGTGCAGCGTTTGCAAGCTGGGTTTTAGTTGGCTGCTCCTCAAACTCTGCGGTAAAATCCATGGTAACAGGCTTTAATTTCGTTGTGCCTATTATCCTTTCGTCTGGTACAACAAGAACACCGTCCTGCATCCAAAACGGTACAATAGAATCATATGTTCCGCCTGTGTCTATATCCTGCTCCAGATCAGACATGTTTTTACCGTACCTTATTGTTACGCCAGAGCTAACACCCCTCGCAGCATGCAGTTTAACTATATATCTGTCAAACTCATATTCACCGCCGTAAACGTCAATGATTGAGCCTTGCACACCGCCAAGAATCCCGCGTACAGAAGACGGTTTTGTAAGTGAAAAATCTGCTGATGTTGTCTTATCTGTCCAAAACGTAAATGGGTTTGTGTTGATAGAGTTTGATTCTATGCCGGCCATTGCAGCCGATGCACTGGATGCTGTAAACGGGTTAAGCATGACATTGTTGAGCCTATACGATATATGTCTTGCATAAAACGTCACAATACCGTTCAACGGAGCAGACCGCCTGTATATCTGGAACGGCTGACGGTCTCCAGAATCGTCATGTGTCACACCGATATAACAGCCCTCTTCGATATCCTTGAACCGCCTGCCTGTTACTGGATATTGAAACTCACATTCATAGATGCCGTTTCGCTCTTCAGTGACCGTACATTTGATACAATCCCGAAGTCTTCCAAGGCCATTGGATGTAAACGCCGTTTCTGCGCTTGTGTATAGGATTGGAATCATTTGATCATTCCTTTCCAACAAAATGGGACTGCCCGAAGACAGCCCCAGTGTTTAAAAGTTCGCTTTAAGTTACGGTACGTATAAGCCGTCATAATCCGTCAGCAACGGATATCGTTGTTTGCATATACGGTGGAACTCTCCAAACCCTTTGTCTCTAATAATTTCAAGCAGTTTGACAATTACTTCTTCGGTTTCGGGATGGAAGTGCCGTCCCGCCCTGACCTTATTGTAATAGTTCAGCGGTTCTGCCTGAGTCCATTCTTCACCGCCATATACCATTCCTGCCCCAATCCAGTCACAGATCATCTCAATAACATAATTAGAAGGAATCTTGTTGGCAATGATTTCGCCATTCTTACCAAAGTCTGTCCACCATTCCCAATGATGTTTGTTACGCCCCTTGTGATGGAGCCATGCTTCCGAGTAACCTTTCTCAGCCTTCTCCTTATCAATAGGGCTTCCTGTGCCTTGGAAGTATTTCGCTGACGGTGAAAACTCAACCCGGCTAAATTTTGAAAGATCATGGATGATGCCTTGCCATTTGATACCGCAAGCCTTACATTCACGATATACAACCGCTTTATGCTTCATGATGGTTTTGAAATGTTTCCATCGAACTCCGATAAAGCATCACCTCCTGCGTGTAATGTTGAGTTCCCTTTAAATCATTAAACAAATGGTGCAAGTACTTTAGCAAGATCTACCCTTGTTCCGATTTCTGTCCTCAGCATCTTATATGTGTTGATTCCTTTGCAGTTGTAAATATTACCGCCATCGTCAACATCTACGCCGAGAGCGAAATCTGAAAGAACCATGGCGGATGTTGTGTTATATCCTGTTGATCCGTATGGATACACAAGTACATCAGAATATATGCCATGTTTGTTGCATGACAAAATATCCGCCTTGAATTCCTCTATTAACTGAGATGCAGTATAATCACCGTTCCTTCTGTGGTTTCGTGTGTGACTGCACGGATACCATCCTGCAAGTTCAATCATTTTGAACATTTCCGCAACCGTGTACTGTTCCCCGTTGATGGTCATAACATCTGTAAGTGCGTGAAGGTCTGATACTATGGCAAGACCTGCATCAACTCCGTGTTTAACAAATGGTCTTCGCTTATCATAGTCTGCATAGTTTTCTACCCTGTAATCGTCCATCATGATAGTAAAACATCTTTTTGGCAGATTTGTTTTGCCCTGTTTCCATGCTATGACATCTGACCATTTAACAGGTACGTATCCCTGCGATTCTGCATAGGTGAAGACAGCATCAAGCCTATCCGTACTTACTGCCATTCTTCCTTGTTCGTCTGTTAATGTCTGTGCATACACATCTGACCCGACAACGATACCATGGCCTTCGAGAATTAAAAGCCTTGGATTCTTCCCACTGATTAACTGTATGGTATTGGCTGTTGCGGCGGCGCTGACTGGAGCGTTAATAACTTCAGCATCCCCAAAGGAATCAATATCAATAGCCAAATTCCTAAGCCTTATTGGTGTAGTAACATCATAAAAGTCCCCACCAATCACAACATAACTTACTGATGGTTCTGCAAAAGCACCCGAAACTGTAATCCCATCAAACGACATTACATAGGTTTTATCAGTCCTGTTTATTACCGCTTCAAATGTGTGCCAAGATTTGTCCCATCCGAAACTAATAATGGCTTCTGGAATCAAGTTGATTGTCACACCATTGTTAAACAGCAGGTCTGCACACGTTCCATTGCTGTCAATAACATCGCAGTGCATATCTGCAATGGTATCAATTTTGTCAACAAGGCTTTGAATTGTGTCCGTGTTTGAATAATTAACCGTTGCTAACGTTACACTGTCTTTGGTGAATGTCAATGTCCCCGATGTAATAGCCATTCCAACAACATTACTGCTTGTATATTCTCCATCATATTTGACTAGAAATGACGGATTGCCCATCCTTTGCATATATGAATAACTAAGGTTAATCTGGTTGTTTGCCGTTCCTCTTCCGCATACGGCAGATACACGCTGTGGAAGAATCCCGAACTGCCCAACTGTCTGCAATCTTTCCGTGCCTTTTAACACATTTGAATAGCCAAATATATCAACCCATCCACTAGATACCTGCGGTACATTCTGCGTATACATATAATCAAATGTAACGTGCAACATATTATGGTCTGGCAGACCAATCTGATACTTAACATTGTTTTGACCATAGTACGCATCAGATTCTGTACCGTTTTGAATAACTTTGACGTCTGGAATGTTATACAGTCCATCTGATACAAGATTATTGACTATTTTTTTCTGCGAGTAGTCAATCTGACTAACCCTGTCAAGTAACTCATAGTTGTATAACAAAGTTACCTTGTCAGCATCCTCAACTGTCAACGGATTTGCACCGCCTACGCTGTTGTATGTGACTCTAAAATAATCGCCCTGTTTTGGCAGTGTACCACTACCAGTAAGCCAGTATTTTGCAGATACAAACGCTGATTCATTGGCTTCCGAATAAAATGCGATCAAAATACTGTAACCACTTGTGACACTATACACTATGCCTGTCTTATCGGATATATCATTGAAATCAACGGTTGATATTCTTCCGTTGCTTATAGTGACAACTCCTCCGCTGTCGATTGTTTTGTTCGCCGTGAATTTTAATGATGACTTTGACGGTTTAACAGTCTGTATATCGTCAATGTTTTCGCTATTCTGTTTGACTGCGGTTTCTAACGCATACCCAAAAGACAATGTTACCTTGTCAGCATCTTCGACCGTCAACGGTGTTGCATCGCCTGCACTTATATATGTAACACGCATATAGCTTCCTTCGATGCCAATGACATCTGACCCAGTAAGCCAATATTTTGATGATACAAATGCGCTTTCGCTTGGTTCTGAATAAAAAGCAATCAGAAGCCTATAACCTGTTGTTACTGTATATTTGATCGTTTCAAAGGCAGATACATCTGTATATTCCTTTGTACAGATTCTTTTTGTGTTTCTTTCAAAAATGCCTCCACTGCCGACTGTACCTTGTACGAAAGGAGTACGCAAAGCTGTATTTTCAAGTTTCAAAACATGACTTAAATCTGCCTTTAAATCAGTAATGTCACTTGTATTTGTAGCAATCTGTGCTGCGCTTGCTGATACACTCTGCGCCGCTGCTTCGGCGCCGTTTCTGGCTGTTTCGGCACCAGTCTTTGCAGTGATTGCAGCATTTTTTGCTGTAACCGCATCATTTTTCGCTGTGGTTGCAGTACTTGCGCTTGTGCTTGCTTCAGATGCCTTTGTGGTTGCTGTGGTAGCAGATGCAGATGCTTCAGATGCTTTTGTGGCTGCCGTTTCTGCACTCTGGCTTGCTTCAGATGCCTTGGCTGTTGCTGTCTGTGCCTGTGCGGTTGCTGTGGCTGCGCTCTGGCTTGCCTGTGATGCGCTCTGAAGGGCTTCAGATGCCTTTGCACTTGCTGTCTGTGCAAATCCCTGTGCTTCACCTCTTGCGGTTTCTGCGTCCATTTTTGCGCTCTCTGCGTCATCTGCAAAACCTTCAACAGCCTGTTTAAGCTGTTCAACGTCCTGTTTTGCGGTTTCGGCATCATCCGCAGCATCTTCAGCCCTGTTGACAAGGATTTCTACGCCCTGTGCTGTCTGACTTGCCTGTTCTGCATAGCCCTGTGCAGCATCTTTTGCGTCTAATGCTTCTGTGGCACTTGTTGCAGCATTACCCGAATAAGTTTGTGCCGAATTTGCATAGCCTTCAGCTGTATCAACCGCAGTATTGATAGAGCCGATTAAACCATCAATGATTGTCTGCTGTTCGGCTGTCGGGTCATATTCCCCGGAAGGCTGCGATCTTTTTGCAACATAAATTGTACCCTTTCGGACCGTTTCCGCACTGGTTTCATCCGACAACCAGATAAACAGATATACAGGCTCACCTGTGGTTAAATAAATGTCGGGGATAGAAACCATATTCCCGGATACCGCGACAGGTTCGGCTGTGCCTAATGTCGGGTTGTTGCTGAAATGTACTTGATACACTGTCGGCAAGTCAAGACCGTTGATCCGTACAACCTGGCCTTTCGACCACTGCCACAACTTACTTGGGGCGGTGGCAGTAGAACCGACCGAATCAAAATATATATCAATAATGTTTGTCAATTTTTACACCCTCCACCATTTCGGCGTAACATTGATTTTTGTTACACCGCTCAAAGTAAAGTTATTGGTTCCCGGTCTTAATGTCGGAAAATCATTTCCGCTGAATGAAACCAGGCTGTTGCAGTTAGTGGCGCCGTAATAGCAATCCATCATGTCGCAGTCAATGTCGATATATGGATTGGAATGTGATGCAATAGTTACGGTCATATCGTTAATGCCTATCGTACCGCTCCCGTAAGCTCTAATCAGGGGCATGGAATCAAATTCTGTTGGGTTGTAGATAGTTTCATTAGATGTAATCTCAATGGCTTCCAAACCGCTTCTAAGCCACCTCTGCGGCATACAGTCAAACGTTATATCATACTGCCCTGCGTGGTTGCCGTCCAAAACATCCGGATCCAATCCACCTTCATAGACAGCAAGCCTGTATTCCTCCGGGTGGTAGCTGTCTATTAATATCTGATAGCCTATCTTTGACAGCAGAACAGACCGCAGAGCCGACATGTTTTCTTTAAAATTTGCATAAGTAAATGCCGGATACGTAAGACTAACATTGTCAAGGCTATGAGACAAACCAAGAAGTGAGCCGTTCCGCCCTTGAACCTTAATCTTGTCATAACTTCTTGTCGGTGCCTTAAACGTATCAGTTCCGCTGATATACACCCCATAGTCGCGGCTGTCTATGCCGCCAAATGTAAAGTAATTACGCATAGACAGCTCCTTCCTGCTTTTGCCACTGGACAAACTTCTGCTGTACAGCCTGTGCCAGTGCGTCAACACTCTGACCTTCTGCACCGTAGACATTAACTGTGTAGTTATGGTCACCGCTCATCTGCCTTAACTTGGCTTCAGACAGTACAATTTCACCGCCGTGACCGTCCCCAAAGCCTTTCAAGCCAGAAGGTGTCTGCAACACTGTAGGCCGTGTAAACATAATCGGGTTGTCGTAAGCCTTTTTATACCAAGATATACCAAAATGTGGCACACTTGGCGGATTCAGACTGAAGTGTCCGTAAATGTACGGATGTGGCAGCCTTAAATGTGGCAAAGACCATCTGAAGTTAAATTTAGACTTAATTGCAGAGATCACATCAGAAACCTTGTTTCTGGCTGCTTCCATCTTATCTGATATAGAGCCTTTTATAGCATCAAACTTCGATGCCACTGTTGATTGTGCTGAAGACAGCTTTGAGCCGATATCAGTCTTAATAGAGTCAAACTTTGATGCAACCGTTGACTGCGCTGAAGACAATTTTGAATTGATATCAGTCTTGACCGCTTCAAAAGCAGTGGAAACTTTTGTTTTGATGTTATCTGCGCTATTCTGTGCTTTTGCCTTGATGCCTTCCCACTTGTTGGATGCAATCTCTTTTGCATTTTGCAGTTTGTCCGATATGCCTGTTTTTATTTCATCAAATTTCTTTACGACATTTTCTTTAAGTTCAATCGCTTTAGCTTTGATGGTATCCCAGTTTTTGTATAGTAACAAACCGGCTGCAACCGCACCGGCAAATATCGCTATTACAGGGCCGACCGCAGCCAATACCGCACCTAATGCACCAACAAGCATAGGACCGAAGATTATCAAAGAACCAACGGTACTTACCAAGGACCCTAAGACCATCAAAACAGGCCCAATCGCAGCTGCCAATAATGCAAACTGTACTATTGCTTCTTGCTGATCTGGTGTAAGGCTATCCCATTTGTCTTTTAAGTCCTGTATAACATCCCGTACTTTTCCAAGTGCTTCGGATAACATCGGCGCACCGGCTTCAGCAATCTCAAAACCAATATCTTTGATTTCATTCATTGCCGTTGTAAGTTCATCCATCGGGTCTTGTGTTTCCTCATAGGTTTGAGTAACTAAACCCGAATACTGCTCAAGTGAACCGCCTAAGGATTCAAAATCAAGCTGACCGTTTCTGACATATTCGGCAATAGCTGCACCGGCCCTTGTGCCGAAAAGTTCTGTAGCAAGCTGTGCAGCCTCTGTATCGGTTTTGGCTCCCTTTAACCTTTCCTGTATATCGGCAAGGGCTTCATTCATCGGGATGCCTTCTTTTGTGGCGTTCTTTAACGCTGCCTTAAGGCCCGTGAGTGTTGCAGATGAGTCAACACCATTTTTATCAAGTTCAGCGAGGAACATGACAGAATCTTCAAGGCCGAAACCCATTTCCTGCAGGGCAACCGCATTTTTCTTTACAGATTCAGCAAGGCTTTCGATCGGTATGCCGGTTTGCTGTCCGGCTGCGGTAAATAGGTCAAGGACCTGTGATGCCTTTTCCGTGTCAGTGTTAAATGCAGCCATTGCAGACTGAATTGTATCAATAGATGAATTAACATCGGTTTCATTGATCTCGGCAAACTTCAGAAAGTCCTTTGAAAGGTTCTGTAATGCTTCACCAGTTAAGCCGAAACGGGTATTTACTTCACCTATTGCTGTTCCTGCGTCTTCAAAGGATACAGGTATATCTGTCGCAATATTCCTTACCTGTTTCTGCATTTCTGCAAGGGCTTCACCTGTGGCACCCGTCTTTTTAGTCACGGTGTCTAAGGCTTCATCAACCTCTTTCCAAGCAGCCACCGAACCGGCACCAATCGCAACGATCGGACCCGTAACATACTTGGTTAAGCCTTCACCAACCTTTTTGATGCTTTCGCCGGTTGTCTGGAGTTTTTCACCGACAACCTTTAATTTCTGCTGTGCGACTGAACCGAAATCTTTATATTCATTTTCAAGGCTTTTTAAATCTTGTTCTGTGGCAACAATTTCCCTTTGTAGGGCATCCCATTCGGCTGTACCTTCTTTTACTTTGCCCTGTGCGTCCTTAAGTTCATTAAGTCTGTCTTTGGTCAGTTTAATGGCTTTAGACAAGCCTTTTTGTTTCTGCTTTAAAAGGTCAGTGTTGCCTGGATCAAGTTTTAAAAGCCTGTTAACATCTTTTAAATTGCGCTGCGTGGTTGACAGCTGTTTATCAACGCTCTTTAGCGCGTCATTTAGTTTTGTGGCATTACCGCCAATTTCAATGGTGATACCTTTTACTCTATTGCTAGCCATCTTTCACCACCTAGAATTTATTAAAATCCTCTTGCGTTGCAAGCTGTTTATATTTATAGCTATCGTTCCCGGCTTCCGTCAGAATGTCGTAAACTTGCCATATATCAAGAAAGTCCAGATCGACTATGCTTAAGCCAATCTGGACCGCTCGAAGTAAATATAATGCTGTTGTTATTTGTCGTTCTGTGGGCCGGGATTTACTTTTGGGTTTACAGCTGTTTTTGTGGATTCAAAAGCAAACGTCACTATGTCGTTTGATGCTTCAATCAAATCGCCGTTTGAAAACTGCTCCAGAAAATCGATAAAATCATCAAAGCACAACTTGCCCATATCTTTTTTAACGGCTGAAGCATTGGCAATATACAGGATTTTTCCGCCCAGCTCAAAAATCTTGTTGTATTCAAGGTCTTTGCCAATAAAGCCTAAAAAATCCTCATGAAAAACCTGCTGATACCGGTACGGCAAAGCAGCTGTAATGTTCGCCGGTACTTCTACGTTCCCAATAGTAAAAACCTTATACATTTACGTCACCGCCTTATCACGGCTTTGCAGCTGTTGGAAGTGTGACGGTTTCAAAGAAGGTATCGTATTTGGAATCACCTTCATAGCATCTGGCCTTCACAACATCCTTATCAAGTGCTGCAATATGGATAGCACCTGCGGTAAACTGCAGTGATTCAGTTGCCGGTGTGATCTCTTTGGCTTCTGTGGTCTGTCCTGCGACAGATGGCCTTGCGGCTGTACACTTGTACAGAACATGTCTTGTGTTGTTTACATCACCTTCAAACTGGAACATGAAAGCAAAGTAATTTGATGTTCCTGTGACCTCTTCAACGTGCAGGTCATTTGTATCAACATACTCACCAAGTGCATACTCCCTAAACGAATCCGGCACTAAGGCAGATTCAAAATCACCCTGGTAGCCGTTGTTTGATGCAGCTGTCCAGTAATCCATGTTGTCAGCCCTAAAGATAGTTACATTACCCTGTGCATCCATCGACAGGCTCACGGAACCGGGCCACGCCTCCGGGGTCTCATATGTTGCAGTGCCATCGGCTGCAACAGTGCATTTTGCCCAGTGGGCATTTTTAAGGCCATATTTAATTTTGTTCGGCATAAATAACAACCTCCGTGTTGTAAGTGTGCATATACATTCGTTCACTATCCAGATAGGTTTCATTGTCGGTATAAGGCAGTTCATAAGACTGTAAAATACCTTCAAGCCGATGTTCAAGTGCAAAATCCTTGTTATCGGTATAAAGTTCTATCTGAAGTTTTTTGATCTTCTGATAATTCTTGTTATCAGCTATCACATCGTTTGATTCGGGAAAGATGAAACAGATAAACGGCGGTGCCTGTGCCGTTTCCGTAAAATGGTCATAAGCAAAGGGAAGGCCGACTGTTTCAATCATCGTTGCAACTTCTTCGTAAGTCATTCGAATCCCCTTTCTAGCTTGTCAACCATCCTGTTTACCACCTCATCTTGCGCCCAATCATTTACTTCTGCTATATGAGGATGTGCCGGTGTATCTGGGTAAACCCTGCCTGTGCCGTTTCTGGTGGCGTGTCCATGCTCTAAGAGGTGGGCTATTTGATACGTTCCCGATTTACCATATACGGTCGCAGAAACGCGTAAACGGCCTTTTTCAAGCCTTCTTGCCCATCCCTTGGCATATTTACCGTTACCAAATTCAGCCCGTGCATTTGCCCTTAAACGCTTCACGGCTTCTTTGCTTACCTCATCCGCTGATTCTGTCATTGCTTCAATGACATCGGCGTTGTAATCCTGTAAGTATTTATCAACAACCTCTTTAAAGTTGAAAGTAGAAGAGTTAACAACCATTAGTGCCACCCTTCCTTTCGGTATATAACTCTAAACGGTCATTTTTGCCGTGATAGGTTCTGTAAATGGCGTATGACTGGTTATTATATATCAACGTTTTTTCGCCGTTATAATCCCCGAAAAAGACCGTAAAACGAAATTCGGGATTCAGCCCATTCCGACCGCCTTCAAAAAATTCAGAAGCAGAAACAGAACCAACTTGACAGAAGATTTCACGCTGTGTTTTTTCCTCACGCCATACGCCATACACATCTTGACTTTTGGTAACCCCTACAAGGGTGATTACGTCTGATCTATCCATGTTGTGTACCCCGTACAGGTCGAAAGCTGTGCTTTCTGTTCATCGTATGATGCTTTCAAACGGTCGAAGTCATCGGGTTCACCAAAATGCAGTTTTGTGTAAGTAATTGCACACTGTTTAACCAGTGTATCGGCTTCAGCCGGGATAACAACACCGGCAACGCCCATATCCTTTAGACCGGCATCAAGCAAATCTAAAATCTGTTCATCATATGCCGTTGTATTAATCCGAAGGGCAAGCCTTGCAGATGATAACATATCGCTAGCTGTCATTACTTACACCCCCTCTATAGCAGAAATAATATCCGCTTTTTTCATCGAACCAGAAACCCCGGTCACCCCGTTTTCATCGGCATAGTTTAAAAGCTGTGCCTTTGTCATTGAACCAAGGTTAACCGGGGCAGCGTTGCTCTGGTCGGCTGTTATTCCCCCAGGATGCGCGCAAGCATCTTCGGGCCTGTTACTTCAATAGCAGCATACAGACGGCCTACAATCTTGACCATATCATGCTCTGCAAGGGAAATGTCATCGAATTTGAATGTTACAGAATCACCTTCCGGAAGGTTGGCCTGTACACCGCCAAGATCACCGACAATAGCACCTGTTACACCGTCTTTCTGAATTACAGTAAGACCGGCAAACGGATCATAGGCAAAGCTACCGGCAAGGACCGCTTTTCTGACTGTTGCAATAGTCGCACCGGATGCAACAATAACGTTGTTTCTCGCACCATCGCCAAGGGCTGCAAGTGCGTCAATGATTGTTGCAGCGGATACAGCACCGGAAATACGGGCAACGCCTACAGAATCGCCATCAGATGCAGCCGGGGCAGCAACGATCTTTGCAATAACAATATCAGCTGCCTTCTGAATGATCTTGTAGGTAAGTTCATCGTAAATGTATGCAAGAAAATCTGTTGCACCAAGGGCAAGGACCTCATCGGAAACGGTAATCCATTTCTTAATCATTGCCGGTACCATCTCAACAATACCAAGGGTCAGGACCTCTTCAGCCGGGCCGGTAAGGTCACCTTCAGTATGAACAGCAGCGTCTGTTGCGGAAAGTTCAAAACCAACTCTAAGGTTGCCCCTTACATAGGTCTTTGCAACACGGGAAAAGATTTCATCGTTCTCCCATGCGGTGTGGATTCTGCCTTCAACGAAATCGGGAACCGGAACGGTACCGCTTACGTTCTCGGTAAGAAGGCCACGGCACTCGGTGTCTTTGCCGGTCTTGATGTATTTAGCAAATGCTTCAATATACTCTTTGGAATTTCTTACTTCTGCATTAGTCATGCTTGTTCTCTCCTCTGTTTTGATCGGTGTGCCGGCACCATTGGCAACAGCTTTTCTAAGATCTGCTTTCTTGGCTTCGGCTGCTTTTCTGGCTTCAAGTTCTTCATTGATGCTTCTAACTTCTGCTTCAAGTGCATCCAGATCGGCACCATCTGCATCAAGTTCGGCAGCAATCGCAGAACGTCTTTCAATTAATTCATCAATAGACATTGTTTTAATATCCATGTTTACACCTCTGTTAAAATTCTGATTTTCTGTTTCTGCCGTTCGCGCTTTTCGCGCTCAAGATAATCCTTCTTGAGTTCTGCAATCAATCCGTCACAGTAACTTCTGGCTGATATAGAAGTAGCATCGTTAGCCGGTAAACTAACGGCACTAACATCATACAATTTGGAAATTTTGGTAATGGTCCGAAGAACGGTAACAACAGTCATCCCTGTTTCTTCGTTGCGTTCTTCAGTTCTTTCTGTTTTGTCTTCCTTTACCCGGAAACCAAACGACATTTTATCCGTGTAACCGCCTTCAATCTCTTCAAAAAGCTGACGGCCTATCTCTGTACCGCCAAGATTAGCGCGGATATGTAAGCCGGTGTTATCTGTGTTCAGTGCAAGCGTACCGTTTGTATTTCTGGCAAATACACGGCCTTCGTGGTTATACTGCATGATAACATCGCTCATGTCGCAATCTTTGAAGGCATCGCTGTCAATCTGTTCAAGGAAGATGTATGTGTAGCCGTTCCATGCGTCACGGTATAGTTCGTAAGGCTGATTAAAGGTTGTTGCATAGCCTTCAACAGTCTTTTCACCGTCATCGCTTGAACGGCGTTCAAAACGTGATACATCAAAATTCCTGTACTGTCTGCCTTCATTAATCTTGTTCTGTGCTGTCTTCAATCGGTTCACCCCCTGTATTGATTTTTTCGCCTGTCATTAGATCGTAAAATTCACCCCTAACGGGAACGGCTTTTCCTTTGCCATCTGGTAACGGTGGCATATTCCAAACCTCTCGAATCTCATCAACCATCGCTAGGCCATGATCTGCCCATGTTGAAGTAACATTGACCTTATCAGCGTTTGAAAGGTACTGTAAACGGTTGGCTGTTGCCATTACAGCGTTACCCTGTGACTGTTCGCGGAAAGTGAACAACATCCGTGTCATGACTTCGGAAAACTGGATTGCAAAAGGCTCTATTGCACCTTCATAAAACGCTGACCATGAATCACCGAAGGCTTTATTCTGTAAAATGTCCTCATTGACCCCGAAATAGTTGAACACGTTATCTTTGATAACTTTCATCTGGTCGGCATCAATGACCCACGGTTTAACGTCAACTTGCTTAATGTCGTTGTAGGTGTTGGGGAATAGCAGAAGACCGCCACCTTTTGCATCCTTTGAAAAGTTTTCTTCGGTGAATCTCTGACGTTCCTTCTTTAGGTCTTCAGCTTTGGCAAAGTTCGTTAGCTTTGCCATAAACCTATAGGTTGCAGCCGATTTCACGCCTTCTTTGATGCCTTGGTCTTGAATGTTGATTAGTTCCATCGTAGGCTTTAGAGCCTCATTGGTTTCACCGAAAAAGTCATGCCTGTATTGATGCTTGGTTAAAATACCGCACCAATTTAATTCAATCGCGCATTTTTCGCCGTAGGAAAACTCATATCTAAGATACGGAATACCGGCATACTGCACGATTTCACATCTTGACGGTAAAGGCGCGTAAATACCGCTGATTTCTCCGAAGTCATCATAAACGGGTACAACAAAGGCCGTGTTGTTTACGTCAAGAATCGTACTTAAACGGTATAAAAACTGTGACCATGTATGAAACTCATTCGGGCCGTGTTTCAGCTTGTTCTGAAGGGCCGGTTTTGCACTTCCTGCAAGTTCGACCTTTAACTTACTGATATTGGTAGCCCGTGCATGGATCGCTGACCGGATAAGTTCAGATTCATAAACACCACCGCGAAAACTCGTGAAGGTTGGGGAATACCCATCAAGCATTTTAAAAAAGCCTTCATAATTTCCGGGCGGTTCCCTTCGGCCCTTAAAAAGCCAATCAAACAAAGACATCTTTTCACCTCTTATTCATTTCTAAGCTGTTCACCTATCTCGGCGTAATGCTTTTGCCTTACTGTCATACTGTCAAGCAAAGCTGCGGTTCCGTCTATGTGGCGGTACTGGTTAATCTTGATTAGTTTGCCCCGTCCGCGTTCAGTTGACATTTTTATAGCCGAATCCAGAAGGTGCATTTTAAGTAGATCATTGTCACCAATATGAATTAATCCGTCTTCTAAAAGCCCTTGTGTTTCCTGTATGACAGGATACAGATTTTCGCCTTGGAAAACATCGTCACACTGAAAACCATACGCTTTTAAGTCTTGAATCAGATATTGCGCTGAATATCTGTCATATCCAATCTGCAACGGGTAAATTTGATACTTTTCAACCAGATCAACAAACCACTGGTAACAGTCATGGTAATCTATGAAATTATCACCCGAAAGTGATAAAAAGCCCTTCTGGATATAAATGTTATATGGCACACCATCACGCTGTATAGCTTCATCTATCTTTTCGGACGGTAACCAGAAATGCGAAAATACATATAACTGGCCTTCTTTTTCGATGACAGCACAAGCAGAAGTTAAATCTCTTGTTTGGGAAAGGTCCAGACCGGCTATACAGTAAGAATCTCTGAAGGTTTCAAGTTCCAAATGCTCACCGTAGGCTTTGTCTACCACTTGAGCCGGTAACCACGCAAGCGATGAATTTTGTTTTAAGCAGTTGTATTTGACGATAAACTCTGCCTTTTTAGAAAGCGACCCTTCAGCCACCGCAATTTCTTCAAGCAGATAATCAACACTGACAGAAACACCAAGGTTTGGATTTGACTTTCGCAGTTCGTTTATATCATTCCATTTATCAACATCATCTGCCATGTACAGGAACGGTAACAATCTTGTTTCTTTGGAATCCCCAAGAAGAAACCGCGTTGAACGTTTTATGATCTCATCATAGATTGAATCATTCTCATAACCCGAAGTAGTACAGGACAAAATAAAACTGTCTGGTCTTGCACCCATTGCGGACTTCATGACCTCGTAGACCTTCAAACCCTTATCACCGCCCCAAGATGCAATTTCATCACAGATCGTTAAGGACGGGTTAAAACCATCAGACTTCTTTGCGTTGAAGGCTATCTTTTTGACTGTTGAATTTATCCCCGGTATATATAAATCACTTTGCCTGTGCTTGGCTAGCATTGAATCATCAGCGGTTTTTTTGTTGTGGGCATCTCTTGAGTTTTCAACAATCTCTTTCAGTTTTTGGTAATCCGGATCAAGAACAGTCATATTCCAGATGTTACCGTAAACCAAATCCGCTTGGTCATACTTGGGAGCCAAACAGAAGATTTTTGAACCGTAACCGCCTTGATACCATTCATATTTGCCGATAGCAGATGCAAGAAGTGATTTGCCGTTCTTTCTGGCAACAACCAAGGGGATTTCTCTAAACTGCCTGTTGCCGTTGTGGTCTAATATCCCATAGATACAGGCAACCATAGCTTTTTGCCATAGTTCAAGATAAAACGGCCCTGGTGCCAATGGTCCTTCGGTATGGTATGAATGATTTTCTATCCATTCAATGGCATTGTTCGCCCTGTTGCCATCGTAAACAAATTTCTTTTGTTCGATACCACGAACAATGTATTCATACACAAGCTGAATCCACCGCCCGGCAAGGATTTCACCGTTTTTTATTTTCTGGTAGTACTCATATATATAATTGTTCGCTGTCATCTTCCTAACCTTTGATAAGTCTAGCTAATGACCCCATAAGTTTTGCTAATCTCTCGTAGCTCGGAAAAGAAAAG